CTAGCTATATCACGTAAACAAGCTTCTACCCAGTTAGACTTGCAGAGAGCACAGTCCGGAATAGGTTTGGGAAATTTTGGGGTAGCCCAACAAAAAGCCATAACAGTAGAAAAAATTAACCAAGCTAAATTAAACAAAGACTCCGCAGACCAGCAACTACTAAATGCTCAAAGAGCTCAAAATGAATTAAGGTTTTCGGCCCTTAGAACTACAATTGAGGATACACTACTTGCTAATGCTGATAAAAGAGTGCAGCGTGCTCAGGATTCTGTAGACTTAACGACAGAAGCACTAAGGCTAGCAAGAGAATGGGAGCAGGCAAGTATAAACCAATTAAATACCTCAGTAGAAAGCTCTGAGCGGGAGTTTAATACTGTAGGTTTACTAGGTAAAAAATTATATATACAACAACAAATTAACAGCCGAATAGCTTCAGGACAGCTTCAAACTGTAGACGCAATTGAAAATGCAAAAGTCCTTCTAGGGGTTGAGTATGAAAACAAACAAATACTAGAAAATAAGCTAGCACTACAAAATAGTTTTGTTAACTCTTTTTCTGATAGTATAAATGGGCTAATACAGGGTACTATGACATTAAAAGATGCTTTTAAAAACGTAGCTTTATCTGTGTTAAAACAGTTGTCTCAAATGATAACCCAAGCTCTTGTTTTCAAACTATTAATGGGCACTTCTTTTGGAAGCTCTATTATGGGTGGTTTAGGAAGTATCGGAGGCTCTATTCCGGTGACAGGTAGAAATGGTGGTGTATTTTCCGCAGGTAAGAAGGTGGGCGGGTACGCCGATGGAGGTATAGCAAAAGGCTCTACTTCAGGATATCCTGCAGTTTTACATGGCACGGAAGCAGTAGTCCCTCTTCCCGATGGGAAGTCTATTCCAGTATCTATGAATGGATCTGGACAAAACAATAATGTTACTGTCAATGTATCTATGGACGGGCAAGGCGGTTCTAGCTCAGATTCTAGCAGCAATGGACAGCAAGGAGCTGACATCGGGAAACTCATTGCTGGAGCAGTTCAAGAAGAATTACAGCGTCAAAAACGGCCTGGCGGTATTCTTAGCCCTTATGGAGCAGCGTAATGACAATTGGAATAAGTATAGGTGGAACTTATTATACTCCGGATAGGAATATACAACAATCCTCAAAACCTAATATGTATAAAGTAGATTTTGGCGATGGGTACGAACAGAGACTTCAAAGAGGTATTAATAGTATAAAAGAAACTTTTAATGTTTCGTTTAAAAATAGACCGAATACTGAAATTAATACAATTATGGATTTTCTAGACACAAAAAAAGGAGTAACTTCTTTTTCTTTTACTATACCTAACGGCTCTGGAGAAAGGACTGTAAAAGTAGTATGTGATACATATAGTCAGACATATTTTAATACCTCTATAAACTCCTGTACAGCAACTTTTAGAAGGGTATATGAACCATGACAAATGAAGCTATAGACGATGCTCAAAAACAAGACCCAGGCTCAGCTCTGGTAGTTTTATATGATCTTGAATATGCAGAGGGTAGTTTTTTATATTTTTATCCTGGAGGCTATGATAATCCATCCCTTAGTGATAAAGTTCAGTTTAGAGATATTTCAGGTACTGTTCGAACATATGAACCTTTCCCTATAGAGGTGGAAGGCTTTGATATATCTTCGGACGGTTCCTATAATCGTCCTACAGTAACTATGGCCAATTTAGAGAATACTTTAAGAACTGTTATTGACGGAGACTTTGAATCCTTAATAGGTAAAAAGATATCTAGAAGAACTACTTTTCAAAGATATTTAGTAGGAGAGTCTGGAGACTCTGGAGAGGGAAATGCTCCTGTTGAGCTACCAAAGCAAGTATTTATAATTGATAGAATTAAATCTAAGAATGTTATGCTGGTAGAATTTGAACTTGCCACTCCTTACGACTTAGCGGGAATACAGCTACCTAGAAGAGTTATTGTAGGGGGCGCCTGTCCTTTCAAGTATAAAGGAGCTCAAGATTCCTTAGATTTTTACGATAGGGTTGGTGGGTGTGATTGGGAGTCTAAATTTAGGCAAAGTACTGAAAATATCTTTATGACACGTGATGATGAGTATATAGTTAATACTACTTTTACTGCGTGGTCCAGCGGCACGGCTAATAGGGGAGAGTATTTTTCTACTACAGAGACTACTCCAGCTGGATTTTATAAAGTCAATTCTTCGGGAGTACTCTCAGCCTCGAATAGGGTAAATTACTGGCAGTGTTTAGTAGACAATACCAGCACAGCTCCTTCTGATTCTGAGAGAATTAAATGGAGACGAGTACGTAAGTATGCGGGAACATATGTTACTTCAGGTCAGTACAATGCGTATAAAGACTCACAATTTAACGACTATGTGTTAAATAGCGGAGTACTGTGGAAAGTAAAACTTACTCAGGATGCCAATAATCACCAGCCTATTAAAGAAGGCCCTTATTGGACAGCAGGAGATGTTTGTGGAAAATCTTTAGCTTCTTGTAGGCTTAGGTTTTACGCCAAAGTTCACGAAACTATATCTACTGCTGTATCTGCTTCTGCGAATAAATCTCAAATTTCTCTACCTTTTGGAGGTTTTCCTGGTGCTGTACAAAGACGATAAACAAATTTTTGAATATTTTGTAGAACAGTTTCCTAAGGAAGGTTGTGGCCTACTACAGAATAAAAAAGGTAAGCTTTACTGGATACCTTGTGAGAACAAAGCTGAAAATCCTGAAGAAGATTTTTATATTGATCCTAAAGAGTATATTAAAGCGAGCCTATCAGGCGATATATATGCCATAGTACATAGCCATCCAGATACGGGAGAAGAGCCCAGCGAGGCGGACATTAAGGCAAGTGACTTTTTAGGAATACCCTATCATATCTACTCGCTAGAGACAATGAAAAAGTATGAGTATATCCCTAAGAAGTTAAGAACTCCTCTTCTAGGAAGAAACTATGAGTTTGGTAAATATGATTGTTACTCTTTAGTAAGAGACTACTATGAAAACTTAGGAATTATACTTCCTAATATACCTTTTGAAGATGACTGGTGGTTAAAAGGTTTAAATTATTTTGATGAATTATTTGATGCTTTTGGTTTTGTAGAGGTAGAGGAACCTCAAGAGCATGATGGAATTATACTTCAAGTATACTGCGAAGTTCCAAACCATTGCGGAATTTATTTAGGTGAAGATATATTCATGCACCACGCAGTTTATAGGTTATCCTGTAGAGAATCTCTCTACTCGGGTTGGAGACAACATGTTAAGAGGTTTGTAAGATGCAAAGAGTTTATTTAAATGGCGGAATCGCAGAGTTTGGCCCTTACTGGGAATCAAACTGTACTAATATTAGAGACATATTTAAATTAATAGACTGTCAAACCCCAGGCTTTCGCAAATATATGATAGATGCAGCAGAAAGTGGTATCGGTTTTGAGCTTCAGCGTGGTTCTGAAATACTTAGTGACGAACAAGAACTTCTTTTAACTCTAAATGAAGAAGATATTATTATTACAGAAGTTCCCTTAGGATCTAAATCCGGCGGGGCCAAAATTTTAGCTGCTTTAGCTATTGTTGCTCTTATGTTTACTCCTGTAGGCCAAGCTTTACTATTTAACCCAGGTACTGCCCCCGCTGTAGGGGGCGCCGCAACAGGTGGTGCTGGGGCAGGAACTATGGCCATTGCAGGGGCTGGAGGATTAAGTACTCCCGGTCTTATAGCTGCTTCCATCGCCGTAAACTTAGCGATTACAGGTATCTCTCAAATTATGATGCCAGGACCAGAAGTAGACAATGGTACTGATGACGCTTATCTTTTTGATGGACCTACTAACTCAATTACCCAGGGACTCCCAGTACCTGTAGCTTATGGAGAGTTAGTAGTAGGGGGAGCACCCGTATCTCAATATTATAGACCGGCCAGCCAGGCGATGAACGGAACTGGGGCTTGGATTGATACTTTTGTTACGGGATTACTATATATACCTCCAGTAGACCAGCTTAATAATTACGATACAAGCACTGAAAACACGACGGAATACTCATAATGGCTTTTAATAATACTACACGTAGACAACGAGGAACTATATACGATCTTATCGCTCAGGGAGAGATAGAGGGGGTAGTAGGAGGATACTCGGGAGTATATTTTAACGGATCTTCTTTACTAGATTCCGAAGCCGCAAGCTCTATCGCACCAAAATACGGTACGGCTACAGTCACAAACGTATCTAATAAAGCGACTCTTACAAATTTTGCTAAGTTATTTGACGGTGTAGACTTAGCAAAAGGAGACCGGTATGTTTTAATTAGACAAGCAGGGGCTGCTGACACTATTGATGGAGCAGTGGCTAAAGGTGGTAATGAAATAAAAGTTACTACACCTTCTTTTTTAAACCCAAAATATCTGAGTAACGCTACAGGAGAACTACCCGCCTTTTTTGAGGATTATGTTAATCATTTCGTTCGTATCACTCTAGCAGATGGGACTGTACATACTTGTATTTTTACTGCTATATATGATGATAATGAAAACATTAAAGGTGATTGGAAATTAGGGCAGTACTACCAAGTTGGTCAGGTAGTTCGTGCCACTGATGAAGACGGGTCTTATTACATAGCTTCGGGCACTGCTGGGGGCGCTTCCAATGGAGACTCTAGTAATCTTTCTGGAGGCTCAGACACTGGTTCAACTAACTTGACTTGGAGTACATACACTCCCTCTTCGGGAAAAGCTACTATAGAACCTCCCTTATCCGGCGCTGTACTAGACAATGCAGCAATATCTGTAGATTTTATGGCAAAAGTAGAATCTGGTTTAGGAACCAATACAGTAACTCTAGCTATTCCAGCTCCCTCCACCCCCACTTCTGTACCTGTAAGAGTTTCTCCCGCTATTATGGGTACAGGTACAGAGACTATTACTCCTAGGTATGACGGAGCTAGTGTTCAAATATATAAAGGTACTAGAAGCCAAAAAGCCTACTCAATATCTAATTTTGTACCCAGCGCTGCTTTTTCTTTCGCTCAAGGTACTCAATTAACTTGGTCAACGTATGGAAGAGCCCCTTCAGGATCTCAAACACAAATTATCTTTGACTCTAATAACCAGACCTTTGGGCAGAATACCTCTTCGGAGATAGATGCTGTAGATATTAATGTAGAATTTCCTGGAGGTTTAAGGCATGTTACAGATTTAGGTAACGATATTCAAGCTTATGTAGAGTTTCAAATAGTACTAGAGTGGAGGCCTGCAGGACAGGAGTCCTGGGAGAGTAGGTTAGTTTATGGCAATAACTACATTAATGGATCACTAGCCGCCAATAATGTCGAAACTTTTAATCCTTTTACTCAGTTAGCCCCTTTATGGTCTGCTCCCGGAGCCGGAGATGGGCTAAAACTAGCCG